TATCCATTCCTGTAGCATGTTGAGTAACTGCATCGGCACTTGAATGCGTAGCCGCCGTCGTGCCATTAGATCCACGAACTCCTCCTGTAAGATTTGCTGCTCCAGTTGCTGCAGATTTTCCCGTGTATCTAATTGTTTCAGAGTTAACAGTAATTGTTCCTCCTCCTTGATCAGCACCAGGCATATCTTTGACTTCTGTTAAAGGAATATCTGTAACAGATGCATTAATTCCTGCAGATAAAGTAGTTGTTAAACCGTTGGACGCCCCATCGGCCGGGGACCTATAACTCGTGTAAACATTTTGATTTTCGACTAAAGTAAAACCTTGATTAGCAACTTCCCAATAATGAAGTCCTCTATTACTCCATTCAGAAAATAAAAGATTTAAAGATCGTTTGGCTGTTTTTAATTGATAACCTGAAACGTTTTGTAGACCAATTCTTTCATAAGCTTCTTCTACGATTTCATCAACCGGAAGAGTTTTATCAAAGGTGTAAGAATGAGAAGTAGTGTTAGCCACAAGTCCTCCTAACCGTAGAAGATCGTAACTTTATCTACCCCACCTGTTAGCTCAGCAAAAGCTCCCGTTGGGCAATAAATTCCATTACCTGGAATATCTATTTGATAAACTGAATCTTCCCCTGCTGTTCCTGATCCTGCAGGTACATCGAATGTGGCAAGAACAGTTGCACTTATAGAACCATCTCTAATTACTATAGTTCCTAAAGCTGCCTCGCTTACATAATAAATTCCTAGTACCCTCGCTGGTCCAGCGAATATATTTCCATCGGTTGTAAGATGCGTTGCTTTTACATCTACTGAATAACCACTCATAATTTTTTCTCCTTAGTCGTGAGCTCCCGAAGGAGCTCACAAAGTTTATTTATTACGCGTCCGCAAACGGTGTTGCTATGGTACCTGAGCCTATTAAACCAGCTCTAACAAAGTACTTAGCACTTGCTATTGCAGTACACTCTATCCAACTGCCAACGATACCACCTGTTGTAGTACCATTAAACGTCATGACGTCATTAGTTGCTGCCGCCACGAATGTTTCTCCAGTTTCTTCACTATCAATACCAGTATAGACAGCACCGTAAAATTTATCAGTTCCGTCTGTTTTGATATCCATGTCTGTTGCTAAAGTTTCTACCCAAAATAGATACGTAGTTCCAAGATTACTTAGAACGTTGTAATCATTTGTTCCAGCTACAGCTGAAGAACTTCCAGATGTAATTGAGGGTAAAGTAAATTTACCATCGGCATCATTACAAGTTAAAACTCTACCTGCATGAGAAGCGACTGTTAAAGATGTGTCAGCTGTTAAGCTAACTACTGCTTTAGGTCCGAAACTAATAAAACCATTTAATGATCTTACTGGTCCCGAAAACGTTGTATTTGCCATAATTATAATCCTCCTAGATTATGTAGATCTAGTCTCTAGGCCGTCGACTATACGCGTCTAGATCTAATTAATAATTGTATAGTACTTAATCTATAACGCAGATTTGCGTTCAGCGCAAGGTATCCCTGTCAAAATGTATGATTTTTGATAGCGCTTAAGTGGCTATCGAAACTTCGGCCTGGGCTTCGTTTATTTTAGTTTGAAGCGTTTGTTCTTCAAACTCTTTGGCAATGATCTCTTTAACAATCTCCTGAATTTTTTTATCGATATGTCCCATGTGTAATGTATATCTACCTTCCTTCAGATGCTCCTGCTGCCACTCTAGTTCCAAGGACCGTTTCGTAGTGTATAGGTCTTCGGTCATTGCTAACCTCCTCATAGGTTATCCATTTACGATCTTTCCTCGTAAATCCATTAGATTCGAACTTTACCTCATTTTTTCCCAGCTTGTCAAGGATTGATTTTTCAATACCCGCAGGTGTGTCTTCAGCTGAAACGTTAAAATCAGCAGAATAGCCGTAAGCAAGAATCTGTACTCGGAAGTTTTTCATAGGTAATTTCTGTCTTTATAGTCAAAATGGGGCGATTTTGAGGCCGCCCCATTAATTTTCTTTATGTATTACGCACCTTCAACACCGAAGATACCTCTAGGGTCTGATACGCCAAAAACGTATCTTGCTCTAGCTTTGTATCTAACGTTGCCAGTATCGAAATCGCCTTCCATCTTAGTTGTAAGAGGGGCTCTATCGAAGTGCTTCATACCATTAGGGACATCTGTGATTATGTACCAAGCATCCGTATCTGTTAGGTAGTTGTTCACTCTATAACCTTGAGGAATCATACCCATAGATTTGATAGCATTGATGTCATTATCAGCAGTTCCAACTCTACCTTGAGATTTCATCAATCTCTCAGCAGTGAACTGACCAGCAGATGGCACAATCATCTTTGTACCTCTAGCAGCAATTTTTAAACCACGTTCGTCAGTTAGTGCAGCGATATCAATTAACGCTTGCTCTAACGATGTTTCGTTTAAGTCTGCTTGAGTAGTGAGAGTATTTGAGAAACTCCCTGCTAGTGTAGTGTGAGATGTGTTAAACAAAGAAACACCGTCACCCGAATCAAAGTTATCCGTAGAAGGTAAACCTTGAATTAAAGGGTAGACAGCTTTCACTTGTTTAGTGTTTGCCATGGATCGTGCTAGTGCTTTTGTATAACGAGAAGCAAGTTTGTCATACAGGTTATCTTCAATAGCTTCCTCAGTGATTGCGAAAGCGAGAGCAATTGTCTCGTTCGTATATCTTGCTGTGAAAGTTTCTTGCGCATTGTCATAAGTTACCCCTTGTCCTTCTGGTTTAACTGATGCATTTGCGAAACCTGACAACATAACTTCTTCTTCAAAAGCTCTGTCAGATGACTCAGTGACGTATATTTCCGCCGACTGATTTTCGTATTGTTTATACTCAAGTCCAAATAGTGCATTTAGACCTGGTTCTAGTTCTTTGACTAGCTGATTACGTGATATTGCCATTGTCTATGCTCCTATTATGTTAGAACCGCACCGTTGTAGTAAACTGATTCATTCAATCTAACTACCCAGTTGCTGTTCGCTGAACCTGTGTCGCTGTTATCTGGATCTTCTGATAAACGGATAATTCTCCATTGACCAGTTGCTCCAGTACTTACTACTGTCCCCGAAATTTCTTCCTTCGAATGACCATTAATAGTAGACCCTGCAACATAAGTATTAGTATCAACTAAATTACCTACAGATGCTTGAGTCAGAGTACCAGCGGTTTGAACCTCAAATAATTGTTGAGGGTTATCATAACAATACGCGTTTATTTTCCCAGTCGTGATATTAACAGCGCCTGGGTAATAGTTTTTCCATGTTGGTTTAGAAGTGGTTGGATCTGTATAGAAACAGCCATTAAAAACACCAAAGTTCAATGTATCTTCATCAATAGCGGCTACTGAAATGTAACCTACTTGTACTGCGTTACTGTTTGCATCGGTTGCTGTGGAATTGTAATTCCCCAGCATGCAAAGGTCACCTTGATAAATCGCTGACGTTGAATTGTCATAGATTTGATACTTTGACGTACCTTGTGTTTCATAGCTTGATCCCATTCCGCCAACTGCTCTAAAGCCAAATGGAGCGTCTTTATTTGCCATGTTTGGTTCTCCTTGTAAAACTACTATCCGTAGTTTTACGGTTTATAAAATTTCGTTGGTTTGAGAATTGTTAAAAAATTAACGTTTCCTGTTACCACCGAAGGTTGTACGAGACTGTCGATCGATGTCGATCGGCATACTCCTATGCTGTTCCTTCATTAAATCGTTATCTACTGCGTCCATCTGCTCTTGGCCTAATTTGCCAAAATATTTTGCTCGTTGACGCGCGATTTCTTCAGGTACCCTTGTCAGCACAAGGCCTCCGTGCCCGATCACCCCGGCATACTTGCCATCTGATATTACTGGGAAGTCATCCTCTGGATATTGGTCGCCTCTTACTAATTCATAACCAGATCTTAATCTGCCTTGAATATTCTTAGTGTCGACGTATCCTAGGATTTCTACCCTGACCCATCTGTGTCTGAATCCAGTTGGCGCGTTGGGTGTATCTAAGTACGATGGTGGAGTCCAAACTTTTTTACGTTTTGTTTTTTCTCTTGTCTGGCT